ATTTATTCAATGTGACCCTAGTACGCGAATCTTTGCGGTAGAAGACCCATCAGTAGACAACATTTACGGACATATCTTTAATAATATTAAGGCTATTAGAAAGATGCCGAAGTACGGCACGCCTAATTTCTAAGATGGCATGTGATACCCCGTTTCATGTTAACAACCCACGCTACCCTATCTATAGTAACGACCGGCAGGTTCCGGTACCTTGTGGAAAGTGTCCAGCGTGTTTGTCCAGACGCACTAGCGTCTGGACATTTCGTTTAAAAACTCACTCAAAAAATGCTAATACTTCTTATTTCGTTACTCTTACTTACGATACCAGATTCGTTCCTATTACATCACGGGGTTTCCTTACACTCGATAAACGAGACGTTCAGCTCTATTTTAAAAAACTTCGAAAAGCTCATCCAAAAGATGTTGTAATCAAATACTATTTAGCAGGAGAATACGGAAGCAAAACGTTCAGACCACATTATCATATCATATTATTCAATGCAGATATAGAACTAATTCATAAAGCATGGGACAAAGGAGAGGTACATATAGGAGAACTAACCGAAGCATCAGCCGCATACACGGCAAAATATATAAACAAAGGAAAAATTATACCAATGCACAAAAATGATGATAGACTGCCAGAATTTAGTTTGATGAGTAAAAAACTAGGACTTAACTATTTATCAGAAAAAATAATTAATTATCATCGTGCAGATATTGAAAGAAATTTCATAACATTGGAAGACGGTAAGAAAATCAGTTTACCTAGGTACTTTAGGGAAAAAATCTGGACAGAACCAGAACGAAGAACACAAGCAGATAAATTAGCAGAAAAATTTAAAGCAATAGAAGACCAAAAAGAACTAGAATATTACACAAAACATCAAACATTAGAAGGATATGAACAACTTAAAGAAAGCGGAAAAGCAAACAGAATTGTCACTCACGCAAAAAGAGCCCGAGAAGGGCGAAATAAAATTTAGGTCAGCATTTAGCTATATAGAAAAACAATCAGAACAGGAGGAAAAATCATCAATGGAACCAAGCCAGACGGTTCCAGATATGACTCTGTCATTACAAGAATTAGTAGAACGATATACTAGAGGACAATCAGTAGCAACCTTTACACCCGTTTATTACGGAGAAGATGAAGAATTCGCTGACGTCAGCAGAATGGACCCTATTGAGCGCATAGAATATGCCCGATATATTAGAGAACAAATTTCAACAGCAAGACACTCCCTAGCGGAGCATCAAGCTGCCGACGAAGGAGGAGCTGAGCCGCAAATGAGCGGTGGACAAACGTCAACAGACGAAACAACCCCCCCAAATGTATAAAACAAACAAAAAGCAGTTTGGCCATACTATGGCCAAACTGCCTGAAAAATGGCCCTATGGCAAAAAAACAAAAAGCCAATGGATACAGGCCTTCGAAGAGGAGGCCAAACGCACTAATAATCCTTGATATATTAGTGCTAATTGACACCAAACACAAACGAAAGCCTGCGAGAGTACAAGTGCAGGTGGAAAATTAAACAAAAAAACAAAAAAACAATGGCTTGGATAGCACCAATGATACCAATCATAGCAAAAGCAGCGACAGCTGCAAAAGTCGCCAAAGGCGCAGCCATAGCGGCCAAACTAGGCACAGGCATAAGCGCTTTATCAGGCGCAGCACAAGTTGGAGGACAGCTTCAACAAAACAGAAAAGCAAACGCATTTAGTAGAGAAATGTATGAAAAAACCAGAGCAGATAATATCAAATTCTGGGACATGCAAAACGAGTATAACTCACCTCAAAAACAAATGGAAAGATTAAAAGCTGCAGGATTAAACCCAAATATGGTTTATCAAAGTGGCGGAGCCACACAAGCAGCTGGAAGTATACAAACACCGGACGTTCAAGGAGGACAATTTAGAGCACCAGATTTTAGTCAAATATCAAACCCTGTTCAAGGATATTTTGACACAAAAATAAAACAGGCTCAATATGACAACCTATTAGCAGCAAATACAACAATGCAGCAAGAAGCAATTCTAAAAGCAGCACAAGCATTAGGAGAAACTTCAAGAACAAAAGGACAAGGAATAGCAAACGATTTAGCAGCAACGAATTTTCAATATTCAGTAGAAGGAGCTCAGTTAGCAAATCAAGCAACTAGAGCTAATATTCAATTTACCTTAGATTCTAATACAAGGGCTCAACTAATGAATGGGAAACAATTACAACTAATTGGAGAAGATATATTACTTAGAGCACAACAAAGAGCAAATACAATTCAAGAAAGGGCAAATGCAAGACAACTTCTTGAAAACTTGAGAAAAGAAGGAACTTTAAAAGATTTTGATATAAATTTAAGAAGAATGGGATTAAATCCTTCAGATCCCACTTATATGAGAATAGCCACACAGGCTTTACAACCTTTAATTGAAAAGGTACAAGGTTTTAACTTCAAAGACACATTTAATAAAATTGGCAAATGGAATCAATCATGGAGATCAATAGGAGGAATAAAAATATGGTAAACGAAAATAAGTATTACGAAAAAACGTCTAGAGAAATAAAAAAAGACGTAAACGATTTGATTAATCAAATAAATCAAGCGGTTTTAGAAAACGAAAGCAACCATGCGGTAGCATTAAGTAGATTAGATTCAGTATGTTCACTATTACAAATTACTTTAATTCATATTAACAATTTAAACAAACAAAACAAATGCGCTACAGAAGAGGCGGAAGATCCCGCAAAAAAAGAGGCTACGGCCGCAGAAGAAACAACACTTATCTAGTACAAAGAGGAGGCATTAGACTATAATGGGAAAAGCAAATTTATTCAACTCGATTCAGCTACCGAAAGTCGGTAGCAATGTATTCGACCTTTCACACGATGTGAAAATGTCGTTTAAAATGGGTGGACTATACCCGACATGTGTAATGGAATGCGTTCCAGGCGACAAAGTAAAAATTGGTACAGAAACAATGTTAAGATTTGCACCACTAATTGCACCAGTGATGCACAAAGTAAACGTAACCACACACTATTTCTTTGTACCAAACCGAATTTTATGGCCAAATTGGGAACAATGGATTACAGGGAATCTTAATGTTATACCTCCATATGTAGACTATGATGCAGTTCCTGTAAAAACATTGGGCGATTATTTGGGTATACCCACTAATATTACTGATAACCCATTTGTATTTCCAAACCCAAATGCACAAATATGCTCACCATTTCCATTAGCAGCATATAATAAAATTTATAACGAATATTACAGAGACCAAAATCTTCAATCAGAAGTAGTGGACACTCTTGTAGATGGGAATAATAATGGTGCATTTGGGTCTGTATTAAGAGGAGCAGTCAAACAGAGAGCTTGGCAACATGATTATTTTACATCATGTTTACCATGGGCACAAAAAGGTGATGCAGTAACTATTCCAATTGGAGAAGTAACCATTAACTATGACTCTTCAGTAGGTGGAACCGTTTATAGAAATTTAGATGGAACAGCAGCAACTAACCTTTCAGACGCAAGATATACCGACGCAGGAGGAGCACCAAGAGACGGGTCTACAACCGGAACACGTTTTAACGTAGATAACTCAAGTCAACTATCAGGTACAGCCGAAGCAGCAGATATTAATTCACTACGTAGAGCATTTAGACTACAAGAATGGTTAGAAAGAAACGCAAGAGGTGGAACTAGATACATTGAAAGCATCCTAGCTCATTTCGGAGTAAAATCATCAGACGCCAGACTTCAAAGACCAGAATATTTAGGTGGGTCAAAAGGTAAAATGGTAATTAGCGAAGTACTATCAACAGCAGAAACGACATTGCCTGTTGGTAATATGGCAGGACACGGTATCTCAGTATCCGGTGGAAACGAATTCAGGTATAATGTAGAAGAACATGGTTGGATTATTGGACTTATTTCAGTAACTCCAGAAACAGCTTATCAACAAGGTGTTCACCGTTCACTACTAAAACTGGATAGACTAGATTACTTCTGGCCAACCTTTGCAAACATCGGAGAACAAGAGGTAAAAAATGCCGAATTATATGCTGATGGTAATACTGTTGGAGAAACATTTGGATATGTACCAAGATATGCCGAATATAAATTCCTCAATAGCAGAGTAGCTGGTGAAATGAGAACATCATTGGATTATTGGCATTTAGGGCGCAAATTTACTGCAAAACCAAATCTTAACGGTGCATTTATTCAATGTGACCCTAGTACGCGAATCTTCGCGGTAGAAGACCCATCAGTAGACAACATTTACGGACATATCTTTAATAATATTAAGGCTATTAGAAAGATGCCGAAGTACGGCACGCCTAATTTCTAAGATGGCATGTGATACCCCGTTTCATGT